CATGTCGTGCGCCTCATCGAACGCCCGGATCGAAATCAGCCGCAAAGTGAGCGATTCCGGCACCTCACCCACGGCCGGACGGGCTTCTTTCGCCCCGTCCCGCACGAATATCGCATGGGACGCGCGGTATGGCGTCTCTTCATCATGATGGCAGTGATTGAGCAGGAAGATCGTCTCTCCGATCTCCGCATCCTGCAGGCTGACCCGGCAGGGATAGCCGGGCTGGGCATCCACGACACGCTTCTGGATGTTCTGCGCCGCCAGCTCTGCATCAGACAGCGTGGGCAAATGGGCAAACTGGTGTTCTGGCAGGGCGCGGATCTGAAAGGTCATGCGGGTCTCCTTTGTGTCTGCCTGCACACTGCCGGCCCGCCCTGTGCGCCGCCACCCGATACATGCTGCGCCTTACAGGCTGCGCCATGGCCCAAGGCGCCCATCCGGCCCCATTTCCGCCACCCGCGCCGCAATCGCGCCCTCGGGCCATTCGGTCCAGGGCGTCTCGAGTACGGCGCGGGCGCCAAAGCCGTTGCCCATGTCAAACTCGGCTGCGAACCGTCCCGCATTCTCCGCTTCCGGCAGGGCCCAGCTTTGCGGCACATCCGCGCCGCGCCGTGTCCAGCTCAAGACGTCCCCCGTCCGCCGCAGATGCGCGACCGGCCAGGACAGGCTCGCCTGATCTTCAAAGATCAGCGCCGTCGCCGCGTCATCCGTGACCGCTTTCCACATCATCTCCACGCCGAGCGTTTCACCGCCGAGGCTCGCACGCGCCAGAGCCGTGTCCAGCATGACCAGCCGCGCGCCCGTCTGCGCCGCCCCCGGCAGGCTGCCCCGCTGCCCGCGCAACAGGCCGGTCAGTTGCCAGATATCCGGCGCGATCAGTTCGGCCATCTGGAACTGGACACATTCCCAGCCTGCATCCGTTTCCAGCAAGGCGGCATTCCCGCCGGACAGGACCTGTCCGTCCGGCAGGCTTGCAAACTCTCCTCCTGGACAGAACACGTTCAACGCACCCGCCCGGTCCCACCGCCCGACCGGTCCCGCCCCACAACCCTCGGTCAGCCGCCCGATCACCGCAGGCTGGTCCAGCCGTGCCACTTCCCCCAACGCCTCCTCTGCCAGACCGGCCAGCACCGCCACGTCCCCCGGCCACGGATCGGCCCAGGCCGCCAGCAAAGGCCCGGTCCCGCCGTCATATTCGGGCAGGTGCGGCGCATCCATGATGACCAGGTCCACGCTGCCAAACACCGGCGCCTCTGGCGGCGCGCTGCCGGCCTGCCCGGCCCGCACCTTCGGCATTGCCGTCAACTCTTCCCGGCAGGTCAGCGTCCGCACGCCGCCCCGGTCCACCATATCCCGGATCCGCCAGACCGATCCGCTCCCAAAGCGCACGCCATCTCCCGGCTCCAGTTCCAACGCCGACAGAGGCAATTCGCAGGCAAGACTCTCCCCGTGCGCGGCGGCCTCCAGCAAGGCCCCGGCCACTGCCTCTGCCCGGCTCGCTCCCAACGCTAATGGCAGGTTCACATCCTGCACCAGCTTTGGATCGCCGCCCGCCAATCGCGCCTCGGCCAGCCCCGGCTGGTAGTCCGTCTCCAGATCGACATGCGTCAGCCGCACCCGCGCCGGTGCCTTGTCCAGCAGGCCCCGTGTGCGCTGCGCCCCGGTCTCGACCAGAGCGTCTGCCGCCAGATCCAGCACCGCGCCCTCATCCGCCATTCGGAACACCAGCGCGCCGTCCCGCTCCACGCAGTCAAACCCATAGGCCAGTTGCAGCGGCTCCAGCGCCGCGCGCACCGAATGCACTCCATCAAGGCCATAGCCCTCAACCACGCCATCCAGCCCGGACACATCGACATCCTCCACGCCGCCCCGCGCGCAGATATCCGCCACCACATCGGCCAACGGCGCCAGACCAGACCGCCCGTTTAGCCAATGCCCGCGCGCCCAGTTGCCGCCATCGTTCCAGACAGTTTCCTTCAGCGGCCAGGCCGGAAACGGCCGCCCGTCCCAAGCCCAGACAAAGGCCGCCTCCACCAACGGCTCATCCTCCCAGTATGGCAAGACCGCCGCCAGCGCCCGGCGCTGGAACACTTCATCCCGCGCCCCGTTGGAATAGGGCGGCAGCGCGCTTTCGCTGCTTTTCGGATCGTAGAACACATTTGGCGCATTGCCGCCCTTGTCGACCGCGGCAAAGCCGATCTCCATCAGGTGAACGGGTTTCATGCCCGGCACCCAGCCTGTCGGCACGGCCTTGCGCACCCCGCCCGGACGCTCATGATGGAAATGCCCGGCCCAGCCGGCGATATCCTTCTGCCGGAAGACAAAGTGCTCCCCATGCGCACTGTCACTGATCGGCGTGCGCGCCTGCGCTTCCCGCGCGGCCTCATCGGCATAATACCAGTCATACGCCTCGCCGCCAGCGATCTGGGACGCCAGATAGGCCGGATCGTCCGCCGCGGTGAAACCTGCCAGTGCGTCCAGATGCGCCGTCCCGTCGCGCCAGTCGCCAAGCGGCGGATACCAGTCCACCCCGACAAAATCCACATCCGCGCTCGCCCACAGCGCATCGAGCGGGAACAGGACATCGCCGGACCCGTCCTCCGGCACATAGGCGCCATATTCGGTCCAGTTCGCTGCATAGGAAATATCCGCCCCCGGCAGGATCGCCTTCACCTCCGCGGCCAGCGCGATCAGCGCCTCGACAAAGGGAAACGCCCCTGCCTCGTCCCGCGCCCGGGTCAGCCCCACCATCTCGCTGCCGATCAGGAAGGCGTCCACCCCGCCAGCCTCGGCAGCCAGCTGCGCATGGTGCAGGATGAACCGCCGGAACCCGTTGGCACCATTCACAAAGGCATCGATCTCACTCCGCGCCGCCGCCGTGCCGTCCGCCGACACGCCGATCCGCCCGCGCCACGGAAAGCCCTCGCTGTCCATGAACAGGAAGGGCGACAGCGTCACCGACAGGCCGCGCCCGGTCATTTCCCGGATCGCATCAACCACGCACCAGTCCGCCGGCGTGCCGCCATAATTCGGATTGCCGCCACTATCGCGCGAAATGACATAGGCATTCTCGCGCGCAACACCCGCCACCGTCCACGCATGGGGCACAGTCACTCGCTCGCGCACTTCCACGCCCGGATGGATTTCGTACGCTCCCGCCGCAACATCGGTCCCGAACCAGCCGACTGTCAGCGCCACACGGCTCACCTTCGGCAGGTCGGTCTCCAACTGGTCCAGCGAGACGAGGAAATCCGCCCGCGCCTCACCGGACCACGCATTCAGCGCGCGTTGCTTCCCGGCAAACACCTGTTCACGGACAATGCCTGTCGCATAGACAAACTCACCCGATGCCGGGATGATGTTCACCGCCCTGACCACATCGGAGAGCCCCGGCTCGGCGCCGCCCGGCGGCACGCGCTCGACCTCGAAAGAGAGCTGCGGCAGCCGGTTGCCGAACGCCTCCAGCGGCAGATCCTCGAACACGATATAGGCTGTGCCGCGATAGGCCGGTGCCTTGCCCGCCCCCTCGATCAGTTCGATCAGCGGATCGGGCAGCTGCGCCTCATCCCCCGGATAGACCCGGTGCACAACGCCGGACAGGTCAAACGCCTCCCCATTCGCCCAGGCCCGCCGCACGCCCAGGATCGGCCCCTCGCCGAGCGCCACAGCGAAACTCACCGAATAATCATATTCGGTCACTTTCGGCCCGCCCTTGCTGCCGGCGCGGCGGGTCGTCTTCGTCTCCCTGAAGCGGGCCGCCCAGATCACCTGACCTCCCACCCGCATCCGGCCGTAGACGGATGGCAGGCCTGCCCCCTCGCGCGCCTCCATCACCGGCAGGGATTTGACGCGCGGGCCTTCCTGCGCCGGCGCGAAATAGGCGCCCACCGCCTGCCCGGCGAGGTTCCCAAGTGACTTGCCGATCGCGGCGCCCGACAGCTGCCGCCCCAGCAGGTTCAGCCCCTGCGGCAGGGCCTGCTGCCCGATTGCCTGCCCCACGCTCGAAAACACGATCTGCGCCATCGCCTAGTCCTCCACGCCCGGAAAGCTGAACGCCGCCACGGCCCGCCTCTGCCACCATGGCACCAGCCGCGTCTCCACCACTGCCCGCCCCCAATAGGCATGCACGATCCGCCCCGGCGCCGACAGCACACCGCAATGCTTGGCCGGCACGCCCGTCGCCATGCGGAACACCAGCACATCCCCGGCGGCTGCCATGCCCAGCGGAACTTCCACCAGATGCGCCCGCGCCGCTTCCAGCAGCCTCTCCTCCCCCGTCACTTCGGCCCAGTCCGGCGTATAGGGCGGCACCGGCATCGGCTCCGGCCCGACCAATTCCCGCCATACGCCGCGCACGAGGCCAAGGCAATCACAGCCCGCGCCCTTCCGGCTCGCCTGATGCCGATAAGGCGTGCCGAGCCAGCCCCGCGCCGCCGCCACGATATCATCCCGCCTCATCGCCTGCCTCCGTCATTACCGCTCGCCGCCGGGCCCAGCAGTACGAAGTCCGCTCCCGGCAGATGTGGAAAGCCCCGGAAATTCTCCCCATTTCCGAAAACCTCCGAACACGTCTCGAACCGGTGGTCACAGCTCGCCCCCGGAAACGCATCCACATCCACGCCGCAGCGTGCATCGCCCAGCACGGCGTCGCACTGGCGCGCATAGACCCGGCCCAGCGGGCGCTCGAACTCCGCCTTCCGGCTCACCAGCTGCGCCTCGAACCCGGTCTCGCCGCGCGTCACCTCGCTCAGCCATCCGCACCACACCGTCACGAACAGATCCGGCCGCTGCCAGTCTGCCCGGATCACCTCCACCCGCGCGCCATCCCACAGGCCGGCCGCGAGATCCGTTTCGGTGATTGCCTCATGTGCCAGCGCGCCGCCGGCGGCAGCATGGCCCGGCTTCAGATCAGCCGATTGCGCAAAGCTCGCCCCCTCGAGCGCCGCGCCGGCCTGATAGAGTGTGCCGTCCACCTCCAGCGCCCGGTCATGTTCGGTCACCGCCAGCACATATCCGTCGGGCCGCTCCAGCCGCCAGCACAGGCAGGTGGTCAATGCCCCGCTGGCCAGCCGCTCTGCAAACTCCTGTCCGATGATCCGCATTGCGCCTATCCGATCAGTTCCACCAGCGGGACGCGCAGCGCCTTGCCCGCGCCAAAGCCTTCCAGCGTGACATCCAGCCGGTCAGTGTCGAACCGCACCGGACAGTCGAACCGGTAGCCCGCCGTCACCGCCGCCCCGGAGGCCGGCGCGCTGTCCAGCGTGACCAGGCCCGTCGTCTCGTCCACCGAGAACTCTGCCGAAACGCCGTCCACCGCCACCAGTACGCTGCCCGCCACTGGCTTCAGGATCCGCCGCTCATGATCGCCATAGGCCTTGACCAGTTGGAAACGCGTCTCCGACCCGTCGCCCGTCCCGATCATCTGGTCGCTCGCCGATGGCAGCCCACCTGCCGCACAGGACCGGTCATCCAGCGCATCCCGAAACCTGAACCCGCAGAGCCGCCCGCCCCGCGCCTCGAAAAAGTCGACCAGGGCCTGCAGCGCGTCCAGCTTCAGCGCCGCGCTGCCGACATCCCAGCGCCGCCGCGATCCCGCCCAGACCGCATTGCGCACCTCCGCGCCGCTCGCCAGCGTCACCACTTCCGTGCGCCGCTCCGGCCCGCCTGTCGCCGCCAGCGCCAGCGGCACGGGAAAGCTCACCTCATGGAAATTCGACAAACTCACAGGAACCGTCCTCCGCCCGCCACGATCCGCGCCAGTAGCGCGCTCAGCGCCGCCTCGCTGCCCTGCCCGGATTGTTCCGCTCCCGGCGCATAATTCATGTTCAGCGTCACCGCCTGTTGCGCGCTGGAGCCAATGCCCGCCATCGCCACGACACTTTCGGCCGCCACACGGGCAAGATCCTTCAGGATACTTTCGGCCATGCGTTCAAAGTCCAGCTCACCGGACCGCGCGGCCCGGCCCAGCGCCGTCTCGATGCTCTGGCCCGTCTTTCCGAACGCCGCCTCCAGCGCCTCGGCCGCCTGCACGCCCGGCCCCTCCGCCAGGCTGCGCAGCGCGTCGCCGGCGGCATTCAGGTCACTTTCCAAATCGTTCATCACTTGCCTTTCTTCCGCTCAGACCCCCACCTGTCCTCCCCCTTGCAGGGGGAGGAACGCCGACAGCAGCCGCCTTACTTGAGGGGCCGTTCTCCCCCTTGCAAAGGGGGAGTTAGAGGGGGATCGGCGATTGCCTCGCAATCGCCCGGGGACCGGTAGGGATCCACCGAACTCTCATCCGGAAACCCCGCCATCAATTCCGAGAGGCGCCCAGCCTTCAGGCCCGCTCCCCGCGCCGCCAGCCATCGCCACTCTTTCAGCGACAACCGCCAGAAATCCGCCGGGCGAATTCCCGCCGCCAGCGCTGACCGCATCATTTCCGACCAGGGCAGCATCATCCCGCCAGCCCCAGCCGGAACGCCTCGGCGACGGCCCGCGCTGCCGCGCCCGGCGCCACATGCTGCGCGTCCAGCCGCCCGGCAATTTCGTTCTCGCCACCGCCGCGCAACAGCGCCGCCAGAACCAGCATCAGATCCGCCGCCGACAGGGCCCGCATCCGCGCTTCCAGCTCACTGATCCGCACACACCCGAACGCGGTCTCGATCTCGGCCAGCGCGCCCAGCGTCAGGCAGAGCCGCCGCGTCTGTCCGCCGATCACCAATTCCGTCTCGCCCCGCGCCGCATTCATGGCAGCACCTCAAAACCGAGCCGCCCTGCGCTCTCCAGCGTCACGGAGAATTCCGCCTCGCCATCATGCGCGCCGCTCCAGCTCAGCTCGGTAATCTGAAAGGCACCTTCGAGAATGCCGAAATCCGGCAGGATCAGCTGCCAGTCCGGTGCCTCGCCTGCGAAGAACACCGCCCGCATCCGCGCATCGCTGGCCGCATCCTTGAACACGCCCCGCCCGGTCACACGGGCCGCCTTCACGCCCGCCCCGTCGATCAGCTCCCGCCACGCTTCGGCGCTGTCGGCGCTGGTGCCGTCCACCATCCCCGCCGACAATTGGATACGGCTCGCCCGCACCCCGGCCAGCGTCGTGAAGCCGCCTGCGCCATCTGCAATCTTCAGCAGGATGTCCCTGCCCCTCTGGCCTGCCATCAGCCCGCCTCCTCTGAGATGATCCGAATCCGGATGATGCCGCGAAAGGCGCGCTTGTCGGCCGTGCGCATGACATCGCCATAAACGACATGTGCCATCACGACATGCACGCCCGGCACGCTCCAGGTCGCGCCCTCCACCGCCGCGCGCAGCGCCGCCACCGCCGCCTTTGCGCCTTTCAGCCCGTCCTCCCGAGTGAACACGGCCAGCGTCAGGCGATGCTCATGCCCGTCCACCAGCGCCGCACCGGCGGGCGTCACTTCATGACGCTCCAGCTGCGCATAGGGAAACAGCGGCGCCTCGCTTTCGGAATCGAACACGCGCGCGGGCTGGCCGAACACGGCCTGCACCCCCGTATCCGCACGCAGCAGATCCATCAGCGCACTTTCGATGGCGGCCTCGGCGCTCATATCCGCCGCTCCCGCCGCGCGGCCAGGATGGCGGACACTTCCTCCGGCAGGGCCTCGCCCGCTTCGCGCCGATAGGCCGCCAGCACCAGCCGCTTCAACGCCTGCACCAGATCCTCCGGCACATCCTCCGCCACGCCATATCCGGTCACGAAGGTGACATCCGCGCGCCCACCGGGCGGAATGGCTGGCAGCGCCACAAAGGGCTTCAGCCGCAGCCGCCCGCCGCTCAGCGCAAACCGCGCCGTGTAGAGCTGCGCGGCCCCCTCGGCATCCACCGTCTCGATCGAGACCAGCGCCGAAGCCGGCCCCGGCACCAGCCGCATGCCGGTCCGCGTTACGCCCGATGGCCAGCGGTCGAACCGCCGCTTCATCGTGCGCCCGATCAGCGCCAGCCCCGTCTCCGCCTCCAGCCGCGCTCGCGCCGACGCGATCAGGCCGGTGACGAGATCATCCTCGCCCGCATGGCCGATGCGCAGATAGGCCTTCGCCGTATCGAGAGACAAAGCCTCCCCGTCCGGCGGTGAAATCACCGTCAGATTGTTCATCCGCTTGTTTTTCTTATATTTTTTATGAGTGTTGAGTGGGGATCAACCCCCAGACACCATAATGATTGTTACGAGTTCTGCCGCGATAAGGAGGCTGCGATGTCCATACAAACTAGACTCCCAGATGGTCCACCGAAATGGTTCGTCTGGTTCACTGCGCTTGGAAACGCTGCACATCTAGTTTGGAGAACGGTGAAGCACTTCCTTCCCTAAACCATCCCCTCCAGCTTCTCGATCAGCGTGCCGCCGATGGGCAGGGCGACGCTGCGGACAAGTTCATTGTCGATCTCGGTCTCGGTCGAATTGATCAGGGTCGAAAGCGCCTCGGCGATCTTGGTCGTGAATTCCTCCTGCTGCGGCCCGGTCAGCAGCGCGGCCTGGCGGATGAGGGTGGTCAGAATGGATTCGAACATGTTGGATTTCCTTTGGTTGGGTTGAGAAAAAGAGACCCGCTCACCCCGGCGAAGGCCGGGGCCCAGCTGATTGAGACCGGACGTGCCGGGTGGGGTCCCGGCCTTCGCCGGGATGAGCGGATGTGTGCACCCACAAGCAACGCGCGGGTCGAAGGGCACCTCCCCCGCAAGCGGGGGAGGATAAAAATCAGAACACCATCACTTTCGCGGCGTCGAAATTCTGCACGCCGCCGCCGACACGCTTGGTCGTGTAGAACAGGACGAACGGCTTGGCCGAGTACGGATCACGCAGGACGCGCGCGCCCTGGCGGTCGGCGATCAGGTAGAAGCGGCGGAAATCCCCGAAGGCGATGGCCGCATTGCCCGTGCCGATGTCCGGCATGTCTTCGATTTCGGTCACCGGATAGCCCATGATGGTCGCCGCCTCGCCGCCATTGCCGGGCTGCCACAGATAGCGCCCGTCGCCATCCTTCAGCTTGCGCACCGCCGCGACCGTGCGGCGGTTCATCACAAAGCGGCCATTGGCGCGGAACTGCGCCTTCGGCGTGTAGATCAGGTCGATGATCTGGTCGGCGGCGTCATCGGCCGTGAAGTCCCCGGCAACCGAGCCGATCTTGCCCCATTCATGGCTCGCCTCGGCGACGATCTCATGATCGAGAAAGCCTTTCGGCTTGCCGTCACCATCGCCGCTGACAAAGGCTGCCGATTCCTGCGCCGCAAAGGCGGCTTCCACCTCATCGGCCAGCCAGGCATCGATGTCGGCATAGGAATCCTCCAGCAGGGTCTGGGTTGCCGCCGGCATGGCATAGAGCTCGCCGGCCGGAAATTCCAGCAGCGACAGGCCGGCATGCGCCGTTTCCGTCCGCGCCGCCTGTTCGCCGATCCAGCTCGCTGCCGCGCCCAGCCCCACCGGCTTGCGATAGGTCCCGGCAGAGGTTTGCCGCACGGTGGCGATCTGGCGCATCGGGCTCGCCGCCAGCAGGCGCGACTCGATCAGCCGGTCCAGTTCCGGCGGCGCGACATAGCCGCCCTGCGCATCCGTGCCGGTGTTCAGCGCCTTGGTGTCCAGCCGCGCCAGCCCGCTCTCATCGCCGGTGCGCAGATACTGGCTCCAGGCCTCGCTGCGCGCGTCGCCCTCGCCGGCCTTGCCGTCTCCGGCTTCCGGCCGTGCCATTTTCAGGCTCAGCGCCTCGATCCGCGTGTCGATGCGCGCCAGCCGCTCCTCCGTCAGCGGATCGCTTGCACCCTTCGCCTCGATCTCGGCAAGGCGCGCATCATTCGCCTCGGTATAGGCTGCGAACGCTGCCATCATCTCGGCCGCGTCCGGCCCCTCGCCGCCGGCCATCTTGGTTTCCTTGGTCATGTCGTCTCCTGTTTGATACTCATGTCTGCTCACGCCGCTTTCCCCTCCATGCCCAGCAGGGCAAAGCGCGCCCGCGCCTGCATCGGGCTGGTCACGAGGGAGACTTCCACAAGGTCCACCTCGACCAGTTCGCGCCCGTCCGGCGGACGCAAATTCCAGATCCGCGGGCGGAAGCCGATGGAGAGCCCGCTCAGCCCCTGCGCCACCATGGACCGCGCGGCCACGCCTTCGACCAGGCCGCGCACATACAGGCCCCGCCCGTCCTCGATCATCCGTACCCAGCGCCCCGCAATCGCGCCCGGCCGGTGCTGCAACAGCATCGGCAGGCGCACGCTCCGCTGCAGGCTGCGCGCAAACGCCCCCGCCCGCACCACATCGCCCCCCGCATCCGGAATCCCGAACAGCGAGGCATAGCCTTCGATGAGGATTGGCGAGTCCGCAGGACCCCCACCTGTCCTCCCCCTTGCAGGGGGAGGAACGCTGACCACGGCCGCCTTGCTTGAGGGCCGTTCTCCCCCCTGAAAGGGGAGAGTTAGAGGGGGGTCCGCCGGACTCGCCCCATTGAACACGCCCCTACTCATCCCCCGCCTCCAGCCGCCGCTCGATGCGCTCCAGTTGGGCTTCCATCCGCTCGACGCCCTCTTCCAGCCGGGCCAGTCGCTCGACCACGCTGCGCCGCTCCCGGACGGTATCTTCCAGCGTCGAGATCCGCTCCGCCGCTGCCCCGGCCCAGACCAGCGCGCCGCCCGTCTGCACCAGCACCGCCGCGATGAATCCGATCGTCACTTTCCGGTCGAACTTCATGGCTGCAGCCCCGCCAGTTTGCGCTTCTCCTCAACGGTCGCGAAGCTCGCCCCTTCCAGCCGTGCCCACAGCGCGTCGCGCTCGGCCGACAGGGCGGGTATGCGGTCAAGGTCGGCGCGCACCTCCACCTCCGCCCCGAACGGCACATCCAGCCAGGCCGACAGCGCCGCCGCCATCTTCTGCACGAGCGGCAGCACCGTCATCCGCCAGAAGGCAAGATTGGCCTCCTTGTAGTTCGAATACGTATTGTCCCCCGGAATGCCGAGCAGCATGGGCGGCACGCCCAGCGCCAGCGCGATCTCCCGCGCCGCGCTGTGCCGCGCCTCCAGAAAATCCATCTCCGCCGGCGA